TGACTGTACTTGTCACCGTTCATGCGTTTTAAGGTATTCCAGTTAATGCTGGCACGAACGTGTCCGGGCATATTGGCCTTGCCTTGTTTTCTTTCTTTTTCCTGATACTCTGCAATGTTGTTGGCACGTTTAGGTGAACCTTTTTCCCAACCTGGTCTAGATTTAAATTCAGTTCTAAACTCGCCAATGCGTTCTAGTATCTCAGATTCTTGTGCGTTGTTAAGAACCTTGGTTAAGAGTTCTTCCAAAAACTTCTGCATGAATTCTGGAGTGTCACTGCGCTTCAAATCCAATCCCATGGCCTTGATCTTGCCCGGTTTCCCTTCTATGTCACTGCGTTTGCCTTCTTTATCGTAGTACAATACTGCATAACGCTTCTTGGTAATGAATAGGCCTTTGAGTGCAACAATTTCACGACCGGCCTTGATAACTTCACCACGACTCTTTGGACAATGATGTGCATCTGACATAAACTGTGCAAAGGTACTATTAACCTCTTCGGCAATGGTATCGTACAGTTGAACAACGGTATCTTTGGTCCACGGAATCTCGCCTTTGTCAATTTCTTTCTTTAGAACGTTGTATGCGCTAAAATATGCAGAGTCTGTATCGCCATAGATAATGGCTTTACCGACGTGATCATATTCACCTGTAACTACTTCATTTATCTTAGCGGCCATGTGCCGAGCAATTCCACGCCCGGTAAGGGTGGTTGACTGACCAATGCGATTGTCAAAGAAACGACAGCCCATGTTGAGAATAGCACCGTACAAGCTGTTAAGGTTAATCTTTTTAACAAGTTGGCGTTTATCCCAGTATTCTTCTTCAATTTTATTCTCCGCTTTAATAGCATCTTTCAATTTGGCCTGCATTTCTTTACGTTCAGCATACCAGCGTTTTAGTAGTCCGGGAATAATGCCTTCAAACTCGTGTGTAAAGATTGTACCATTGGCACTCAGCATCCAGGGTTTGTTGCTTTCGTAGATTAACTCGTAGATCTCTGCGCCACTCATAACGCTAATTTCTCCGTTTTCCCACTCTACTGTGATATCATTGGCACGGTCTCGGTTCATAACAAGCTCATACTCATTGGCACCAAACTTACCTTCCCATGCCGCCGCAAATGAATTACCTTTGGCAATTTTTGCATCAATTTCTGCTTGTGTGTAATCTTGACGCAACTGTCCGATAATAGTTTCCGGGCCCATGTTCAGCGCACGAATCACACTCGGATACAAACTGTTAATATCCATTGATCCGATGTAGTCATGTAGACCTTTTTTAGGATACGCAACATACGCACCAGCGGCCTGATTAACTGCGTTCTCATCTCGTTTGGGTCGACTTGGAACAATTAGTCCTCTGTGATGAGCTTCGTTTACAATAGCCTGTTCAGTTACTGCTACCGCACCCATTGTGGTTTGTAGCAACACTGTACATTCATGTGCAACTGTGTTAGCAAGATCGATAAACTTTAATTTCTTATCCAATTTATCCAACAAGGCAGTATCTTGTCTGTTGTATTCGATAAACTTACGGAAGTCGTTGTTGTAAAGTTGATCCAGTGTACCTTCGTACACTGTCTTGCTTTCACCGACTTCCATTTCGCCAATGGCATCCAATCTGTAGGTATGACGTTCTTCGTATGTGTATTTGCGGTACAACTCGAGACTGTCCAAATGAACACGACCAACCAGGTCATAAGTAATAGCCGTTTTTCCATATTTTTCGTACTCACGTTTCTTTGGCATTTGACCCCATAGACATAGTCTGCGTGTGTCTTCTTTGCTTAGAACTTTAGTGATACGGTTAACTGTGTAAGGCATATCAAATCCTTCACTGTTCCAACCGCTTAGGATATCTGCATCTTCGATTAGATTAAGAAACGTGTCCAACATGTCTGCTTCATTGTCGAACAAAATTGTATTAGGAAAGTCTTTGACCTGTTCTTGTGCCTGCTCCATAGTAAGAGTTTTTGGTGGCACCGCCAAACATACCAAGGTATTCATCCATTGCAGGTGAACAGCAATCGCAGTAATTGGCATAAAAGCATCTTCTGGCGAAGCATAGCCACGTTCTGGGTCAAAGTCCACCTCAATATCCCAAAACGCTACATTTAGTTTTGGAGCATCTTTGCCTAGGTAGTTTTCCTCCAAGCAACGGAATACTGGATTGATATCGCTTTCGAACAAACGATGTCCACTATGTATGCGTTGTTCTTTTGTGAATTCTTTAAAGCTCTTAGCAGTTACTTTGCTAAGGTTATCTCCAAAGATTGATTTGAATTTACCTCTTTGATCTGGATAATAAAACAGATACTTGGCAGGGAACTCTTGATAAATCCTTCCCTTTTTAGGATCTCGTTCAATGACATAGATAATGTCCTTCTCACGATCCCATCGTGCGTCTACATAACTCATATTTTTCTCCTACCGTTTATGGCCGGTAACCTTCACTGTGCGATTTATGGCTCGCAGAACCTTTCTCGATAGTATTTAACTCAACATACGTATCAATCCAACAGAATCGATACTTACTAACAATATATAGTTAGCCAACATGCCAAAAGATTTCCTAGTCCAACTAGCCCAAGCATACATGGCACAACCAGCAATCCAAATAGGATAAAGAGCCAAAAGCGGTGGATTGGGGACTGTGCTCGCCATAGTAATACTACATCCAATGCTAATAGCCCATGCAAGAAGCTCAATAACAAAGCGAACTCGGTTAGACTTAAAGTCATCTCGTATCCAATCAACTGTGGGTTTAAATAAATCTATAATCATTAGTCTTCACGGCGGTGAGAATGTCCACTAATATCAACAATAGTTTCGAGATCGTCAAACTCTCTCCAAACGCTGTCCCATTGATCTTTTTGTGCAATACGTATTGCTTTTTTGATCACACTGGGCTTTACTTCCAATTCTTCGGCTACTGCTTTAATAGTTTCGTTAAGGCCCTCGGTAAGGTCTTGAATTTCCTGCATAACGGTCATGCCCTCTGCTACGATTTGTTTGATTTTGGCCTGTTCTGGCGCACCAAATGCTTTGCCCATAGATATCTCCTGTGAACGTTTATTATATAGTGCTAAACTGTAGATGTCAACTACTTTATACCGATTTTCATTAATCTGGTATAATCAGTTTCTGGGTCTGTTAAGTGTCGTTGACCTGTATACAATATTTTGGAAAATTTGTATTCATCCAACGTATCGCCTCTGGTTTGCAATGCCACGAGAGTACCGCCGGGTATATTATCAAACCACCCTGCATTTTCCATGTCGTTGCAACTGGTATTGATTACAAGACTTGGTGATTTGACCTGTCTATAGTCTAGCGTATTAGCATCTTTCAACATCGGTTCAATCTGTTTGGCTATGCCTAGTCGTCTGGCCAATGCTTGACCTGTGCCCAATACTTTGTGATTTATGTCGACGTTTATTATTTTTTTAAATTTGATGTATCTGCTGATCAGCAGTATACTGATATTGCCGTACCAACTTCCCAGTATGTATATGGTGTTGAATTCGTTGTGTATTTTTTTTATTTCGTTGATCAGCCATAATTTACTGATTATTAGATCTTCGGTAAAACTTCCACTTAGAGTACTAGGGCTAAATTCATCAACTCTCATTGACTTCTACTTATTTTTTAAGTCTTGCGTCTCTACGTGCCGCTACTGCCATCTGTGCTTTTTTCTGTGGTGTTTTATTTTTGAATTGATGATACTTGTTTGGATTGGCTTTTTGAAAATCCTGCACCCAGACTTCCGGATCAGCATTTGGATCTAGCTTTTCTGCCAGTGTTGCCACTAATGATTCCATATATGAATCTGTGCTTTCATTGGGCACACAGTTACGAACCTGTCCGCCGTTCTTGCCCTTTTTAGTACCTGCCGCATGATGGCCTGGCCAGCACTTGGTAAAGCCGTTTGAGTCCTTAGCACCTTTCTTGATTTCATTCAAATTTCCGTGTGTTTGGCACATGCCACAATCTGGACATACTGCTTCCATTGTCATATCTTCGTTATGCTTTTTCTTACCAGCACAGTGAGCCTTTTGACTAAAACCTTTTGGATGTGAGCAGTTGATACTAGATTTATATTTTTGACTCCACTCTTCCGCCACACCTTGCTCTACTTTGTTCCATGATAGTTTTCTACCATCTGCTAACATTGCAAAACAAGGGCCATCGAGCATTTTAGACTGCATAATTTTAGCGTCAGGAAATTTTGCCTTAACTAGTTTCACCCATTGTTGTTGTGTGCGCCCTTTGGCATCAACTGCTCTAACAGGAGCTGATGAGTCTGTTGGTTCTAACTTTTGACGCAGTGATTGAGGTAATGGTTTTCCTGCGTAAACAGACCCGTGCGTTACGCCTCCAGTTTGTTGTATACCAGTGGCTTTGGCCGGGTCTTTAACTACAGTAATCTTTTCTTTTATTGCTAGCGGTTTGTTGGGTTTTGGAGGTTTTGGTTCAACATCAACTACATCGTCATCTTTTTTGCTAGGCTTAGCAGGTGTATAACCTACTTGTTGGTTGGTGTGCCACTGATTTGATTGCTGAGGGTTGTTAGGGCTAATTGGTTCACCTGTATCTTGGTCAAAGTTATCACCGTAGTTATTCTCTGGTTCATCCTGTAGTTCTGGTTCAGGTTTAGCTTTTTCTCTTTCTGCTTGACGCATATTGAATTCAGCTTTCATCTTATTCAATTCGTGTGTGTCGGCATGTAGAATTTTTTCCATGTCTTGCATGTGCGACATTTGTAGTGTTCGTAATTCTTGAGTATATTGCTTGTCAATCTTTGCCATTTCGTGCTTGCGTTCGGCTTCGGTATTTGCTTTATCCCAAGCAAATCTTTCCATCTCCATCTTTTCTTTATGAAGTTGTTGACGCTGTTCTTCGAAGTCTTGCTTGGCCTGGCGTTGTAATTCTCTGCGCCCACTCGCACCCATGCCTAATTCATCTTCTTGATTTTGTGCTTTTACCCTTGCGGCGTGTAATATGTCATCAAGTTCTGAAGGTGTTTTATTTAATGTATTATAACTATCAACAATGCCAGCAGCCTGTAGAGCATCTCGTTTTTGTCTTTGATCCATTTCGTCCCAACCCTGCAATGCAGGGTGGTTAACACCTTCCATGAAAGGTTTCTTATGCTTCACATCGCCCTGTTTCTCACTTAGTAAGTAATCCCAGACTGTGACCAAATAGTTCTCGGCTAGGGAGATCTTTTCTTGACACCATTCTGGTAAATCATCGCCTTCTTTTATTGTGTCTAACAAACCATTTGCGGCACGATTAATGGTATGCAAACTGCCATATGACATGCCTGCTTCGTCATCGTATTCGGCATTGAAATTTTCCATGGTCATGTCAGCAGGTTTTTTATGTTTTTCTTTGCGTGGAAGTACCTTGGTTTTATCTGTATGGGCACCTGATCCTGTACCAACAGTTTGATGTGCTTTGGCTACTGGATTTTTTGGTTTGTGAGAAACTTTATAGCTTTTTTTATTTTCTTGATGAATTAAATCATCGCCGGCTCTGCGTTGTATTCCGCCCATGGGTTTGGCAAAGCTGGCAACAGATCCTGCACTGGTACTGCCAACTGTTGCACCGCTACTATCACCGCTTTCTAGAATATAACGTGTAACATTGTTTTGTGTTAGTTTTTTAAATTCATTGTTCATTTTCTTTTATTCCAATTTGACACGGGGCTTTTTGTGTTTGCATCTGACGTTTCTCTACTGGCAGTATCTGCAACACGGGTACCTGTAACACCCATTAGTTTATCAGCCATCCTGATCACTTCCTCGTCTTCGGCGGCGTAACCTACGATGGTTAAATTTTCAGCCCATCCACTTTCTTGTTCAAACTCAACATGTCCTGCCGCATCAGCACGACTTGCGGCCATGGCAAGTCCGTAACGATATTGCATGTACGGGTCGGTATTACGCAACTGACGTTGCACCCATACACCCGGTAGAGCTAGATCTGCACTTGCACCAATGCCCTT